GACTTGCACAGTTTCTTTCGAGATTTGCTGGTAATTGGTTAAGCGGGTGGTTTCAACGATAGCTGCTGCTGTCGAATCGTCACCTTCCGTATGGCGGTTTGTAGCCGCCGCTGCGAGGGTATCAGTCTGCCATTCAAACAGAACATTGTCAGCAGATTCGCGACCACATCCTGTCAGAAATGGAGTTGAAGTGGGGCTGATATCGTGAATGATATTAGCCAAGTCCTCGCGTACCCCGATGGCACTGTGTACCTGTCGGGTATTTGAAGGAACAGCCATTTACTTCTCCTTATAAAAATTCCTCAAACAACTTAGCCGCATCTCTAACGTGGCCTGTTTGTCTGAGTTGGTTACGTTTAGTTTTGAGTTCATCCCTTTTTGCTCTGGATTCCCCTTTTCCCGCACGAATGACCTTCGGTTTCCCTTTCAGCTTTTTGGCTTTGGGGTTTGCGTTCTGCATCTGGTCGTACAGCATGGCCTTGCGTAAAACCAGAAATGAACGGTGGTCAACAAGAGAGTCGATTTCAGCTTCAGCGTAACCAACGCCTTGTGCGTAGGATCTGAGTTCAGTTGCCAGTTGCCTCTGGGATTCTTGTTCACCCCATTCCGGTAGCGCAGCGATGAGTTTTGATTTCTCATCCTCGACTACCTTGGCCCACTTATGCTGATTCTCAGCCGCAGTTTGGTGTTGTGCTAATTTAGCTTTGTCTTGGAGTTCCGCGGCCTTTTCTTTGGCCTCCTGGTACTCCTGTCTCTTGGTAACGTACTCAAGGGGGTCTTCCACTCTCAAGCTATCCCAATCAATATCAAACTTCTTGATGTCTTGACTTTCGGCTAGTGTCTGCAAGTGTTGGACGTACTGTTGTCTTTCGTTCTGAATCTGTTGGAGTTGGGAGTTGTACTGCTCAGTTAAACCCTCCACTTCCTTTCGTTGTTCAGCGATAGACTGCGTTTTTTGGGTGTAGTCACTTTGGCGTAAATAGCCTTTCCTGAGTTCGTCTGCGGTTAATTCCTGTCCATCAACTTCAAATAGGAATTCCGTTTCTTCCTCTTCGGTTTCTTCACCCTCTGAGTCCTCTTCGGTTTCTAGCTCTTCGCTTTCTTCCTCAGTTTCCTCTTCCGCTTCTAACGGTTCCGTTTCTGACGGTGCATCCTCGACTTCCGGGGGTTCTTCCGAGTCCATTAGTCCGAGAATTGCTTTTTGCGCTTCCGCAATCGTGCCTGTGGGTTCTGTTTGAGTGTCCACGTTTAGCTCCATGAAAAAGAGGACCAAACGGCCCTCCCCCTACATCCTTGTAGGTTGTTTTCTAAAATAGGATCTTAGATTCCTTTTGCGCTTTCGCCATCTGTCCACTACTGATAATGGATTCAAAATGGGTATGCAGCCGTGAAAGAATCTTCAACCCTAGCCACAAGGTTTCCCTTGATTCAGCGTCTTGAATGGATGAGTGTTCCCATCCAATCAGGAATTCTTTTCGCAGAGTGTCAAACGCCTCCTTTACTAAGGGGTCTTCTAAGATGCGTTTAGCGTTTTCTGCTCTTTGCTCTTCGTTCATTAACCGATTCCTACCGGGCGACCTTGGGTTGCTTCCAGTTGGATCTCCGCTGACTTAAACACAGCGTCCTGTTGCATCTTCTGGGCTTCCAGTTGGAGTTTCTGTTGTTTGATCTGTGTCTCTGCAACCTTTACATCCAGTTCACCCTTTTTAAGTTGCATTTCAGCTTGGGCCATCTGTTCTTTCGCTCCGGGCTGTTGCTGTACCTTCTCCGGGTTGGTCAAGAAGGCATCCACATCCCTAAAGCCCATGTTCTTGACCATTTCCGCGCCAAGGTTATAAAGGTTCTTTTCATTTATGATTGAAAGACCACCTTTCATTGCTTGCGCGGCGAACTGCATGAGGCTGGACAGGTGCATGAGTTGTTGGTCACGGTTGCCATGCCCTAGTCCTACCGCTACGGTACAGTCCATCTTATCTCGCCACATATCAGGACGGACAGGGATGAATTCGTTTCTGAGCATGATGATTCTTTCTTTGTCCTGATTCTTCTGGACAATCTCGTAGATCATGTTCATCAGGTCTTTCACGCCCGTTTCTGCAAAACAACGTGCGATAAGTTCCACCCTCTGTTGTGCAGCAGTCATGGTCTGTGACACAGCAGCAGCAGTAGTGTGAGAAGTAAGAGTTCCTTCGTTCAGACCTTGCGAGTATTTGGTCATTCCAGACCGTTCCTCGCGGATAGAGTCGAGATATTTTAGAGTCTCAAACACATACGGCTGTAACGCAGGGGTCGGCAACGGGGTTATGGCATTTGGAACCTTAGTCCGTACTATCCCGCCCGGTCTGCTGGTGAGCAAATCAGCCAGATTCACCTGACCTTCCATGACGGCAAAACGTCCGTGGTTCTGCATATACATATTGTCAAGAAGATTTCGCTGCAATGTACTCTTCATCAGTTGAAGATCCATTGTCAGGTCTGCCATAGACAAGCCAAAGAACTTGTGCGGTATCTTTATCGGCGTGAGCGTTGCAAAAGGCTTACGGTCTACCGGCTCCTGGTCAAGAATTATGTTACCAGCGGTAACGACTTTAATCAGTTCTGCTATACCATCATCGTCCTGATCGGACTTCAGATAACTTTCGTACACCCAGACTTCGCGCAGGGCTTCTTCTGTAGCCTCACGGCCTAGCTGGTTGGAGTTGTCAAACTCAAATCGCGCAAGACGTTCAGAGGAATATTCGTGGTTATCTCCCCCCAATTCATCTACGTCAAAGTCATACCCCATTTCTTTAAGCTCAGAAATGGTCTTGCGGGAACGATGGCAGACAAAACGTGCATCCTCTATCGTCTTCGCTTCAGCGGATATTAAGAATTCTTCCGGCGGTACGTTCTCTATCCTTACTCTGCCGGTTACGACCTTGCGGGTAATTACAATGTCATGCGTAATTTCAAGGCCGTCCTCGTTCTCCGTATGTTCCAAAACCTCTACATTTTTGGGAGAGATAAGGGCTTCCAGTTCTAAGTCTGTCAGATCGGTATAAGTTTCTCTATCCTGTTCATCAGCTTCATCCCACCAGCATTTTACAATTCCGTTTTTCTGTAGGAGAGCGTCAGTAAACCAGTTATAAAGAATCTCAAAACCCGGATTATCTTTGGTAAAGATGTGGTTTACATAGTCAGAGGCTTGTTTCGCGTAAGGTACATCTTCCGGGCCTGTAGGGTGGAATTCCACAATCCTGTCACCAGAGGCGAATACTCGCATGAGAGAGGGTTTTATCCACTCCACCGTATCTGCTACGGTGCTATCTACAATCTGACTTCTACCTTCTACCTCGTTACCAAATGGCAGACCGTAGTAATACTCCATAGCGAGTCTGCGCTGGCTGGAGATTTCATCGTCATATCCGAGAGCCTGAGTAATCTCAGCGTCTATTCTTGTTTTTAGTTCATCCATGTGGGGAGTCCATAATTGGGCCGGGGTCTAGCAGACCACCGCCCACTATGTCGAAAATCGGGTCATCAGATGCGGGTAGATCATCGAAAACAGCAGTGTTGTAAGGAGTCCATGAGGTTCCCCAGCCACCAGGCGTAACTTCTGAAACTTCCATCACAGATGAAGGTGGCCCCGCGGGTAGGGGGTTGAAGCCATACTTATCGTAATCGGATGGTTCTTCTATCCAGTATCCTTTACCTTCCGGCCCCCAGATCACTCTTGTGTCGCCGGTATTCGCTGCCCCCCTCATGGTTTGCCCCGGAATCCAACCCTGATACGGATCGCCAGCATCATCCAGACCTAATAATCCTGGCTCCGGGCCTGAATAAGCGCCTTCCACAAAACTTGGTCCACCAGTGTATTGCCACGTAAAATCATCCGGCTGGTATTGACCTTCTGGCGTATTCCAATACTTATTCTCATCTCCATAACCGCCGAAAGAGTTAACGTCGAGTCCGTACCAAGACGGAATGACACCCCGCTCTACCGGCCCCCAAACTCCCCCATTCCAATCGTAGGAAGGGCCGGGATACCCTATTATGTCTGTAAGCGGAACTATGTAATCCTCGTATGAGCTTGGCAATATCCGTCCAGCCCCGTCTGTCCAACTTTCCTTGAATTGGGTTTTTTCGAGATCCTCATCCAAATTATAAAAAGGATTACGACCATGAACCCCGCCGGGGTTGCCTCCCACGCCGATATAATCATCGGAGTCCGGGTTTGCGTAAATGAATGGCCCGTCACGAATCATTCGCTTGGTGGTGAATATTGAGTCGCCTTTTGGATATACAGTAGTGGCAACCAGCCGTGGTTCTGTTGGTTCCGTAGGTTGTGTTGGTTCCGTAGGTTCTGTTGGTTGTGTTGGTTGTGTTGGTTCTGTTGGAGAGGAAATCTGTCCACCACCAGCACCTCCTCCACCAGCACCTCCTCCTCCTTGACCACCACTTAGTAGACCAGGCGTAATAGGACGGGGCCAACCGGAAACACCAGCCATATATTCGTACCCGGATTCGGGCATGAATGATCTTGGGAGGAGTCCAGCGTAATATTCCTCTTCGTCTAGTATTCGTCCTTGGTTCATATTATTCCGAGTTGTGGGTACTTGAGTTCCCTATCCCATATTGGGTCTTTGCCTTCTGTTGCGAATCTCAGAGACATGACCGCGTATCTTGTAGCTGACATAAGATCATCCCGCAGAGGTATGATCTTTCCGTCCTTTCTGTGGTACATACGAAATTCCTCCCACCAATCGGGGAGTGTGGAAAAGACTTTGAACTGTCCTTTCTCCATCCTTTGTATGATGTTCATAATTCCGGTTTCTACAGAGTTCCCCCCCTTTTTTTCTCCTAAAGCCGGAGGGTTTTCAAAATGAAACGGAAGTAAGTTACAACCTAAACTCCGATACTGTTCCGCAAGGCCCGGATTGCCCATTGAGTCTTTTCTGTGACCATCGTGAGGCCAGACGATATTCCACGGGCCTCTGGTGTTAATTGTTGCCGCATGAATATGTGGCGGGGCTTTGCTTTGTCGATAGGTGTCATATACATATACGCAGTCCTCATCTCTATCCCATGCCACCCAAACCACAGCGGTGGGATGATCCCAACCAAAATCTATAGCCGCGATACGGGGCCACTCTTCCGGTAAGGAAAACGGTTCTACAATTAAATCAGCCTCATTCACCGGGAAAACAAGACCACTTCCTATACTTGGTCTGCCGTTCTTCCGCATTTCCCTTTCGTGCGGGGAATAAGCAGAGAGGATCTGGGTCATAATGTTTTCGTTCAGATGACCGCTATTTCCTTTCAGCGTCCTTATTTTTTCAGACGCATCATCCCAAGTCGCATTGTCGAGAGATTGCCCCCTCTGTAGGTTGTTCATAAAAGAAGCAACCGTTTCGGTCATACCGTTCTCAGGGGTGAAAGTCATATACACCATCCCCCGTCTGTCTAAAGTACGGGTAACGGCTTGACTGTAAATCTCCCTGCTGGGTTCCTCGTCCAACCAAACTACGTCTACGCTACGACCTTGCCATTTCTCCTGGCCCATTTCATAAGCCTTGAAAAAGAGAGAGGAGTTATTACCTGATTTATGTTTTATAAGTGCGACAGATTTTGCATTTGGCACACCGGGCTTTCTTTCGGTCTTTACGATACATTCTCTGGGGATAGCCCCGGAGCCGAAAGCCTCTGGATCGTCCGGGGAACCTAATAATTCTGCTTG